TGTAGCACTTTTAGCTATACAAATAGTATTATTATTTATGACTTATACTATAGTAAGTGATTATCTTACTGAAGAGGATGAGTATTATTACAAAGATAGTTGTTCTTGTTATTGTGATTATCCTTACTATTGGTATGGATATGATGATGTATATGAAGTTCCAATAGGTATTTTAGAAGTCGATGGCGAGGACAATTCTACAGCAGATAACAGTACGGAGGAAGAATGAGTAATCACAAGAAAGACGCAATTAACCCAGATGGGAACTTTGCTAATTTTATGATGATGCTAGTAGCAGCCCCAGTTGTTATGGCTTGGGTAGGACTATCTGTTTTTTTAGTAACGATGGCATTTCGTCACCCAGAAGTAGTAGAAGATATAGAATCTTATAAATCAGTATTGCTGATTATAGGTTCACCAGCATTAGTTATTATTTATAAGGTATTAGAGTTATGGACCGCTCAACAGAATAGTCAAATTGAACAGACAAGGAAAGGTACATTCAGAAACGGTCACGAGCACGATGAAGACGAAGACGAGATACTAGACAGACTTAAAAAATTAGACTAAGAGGAAGCAAAGATTTAAATAGCATTAAGCGATGATAAAAGTATGAACGATTTCGAAGTAAGAGATTTGTATGAGCAAGTTCAGAAGATGGACGAACAATTGGCAGGATTACACGAAGCCGTTGATTTAATATTGGAGTTGATGGATATGGTAGTAGTAGACCCGGAAGAAGAGCCGGTAAAAGAAGAACCCGAAGCGACTGAAGAAGTTGTGGAAGAGATTGTGGAAGAACCAGCAGAGGAACCTTTAGAGGAACCTGAAGCGGAAGAAGACACAGAAGAAGACACAGAAGAAGACACAGAAGAAGAGGCGGAATAAATATGGCACAAGAAGATTGCTGTTGTACGCGCAGAACTAATGGCTGAAAGAACGAGATTGCCTGGCGCAAGGGGTGGAGGGACATTACCCAAACCATCCAAGAAGAAGTCATCCAAAAAGAAACAAGCTGCTGCAAGGAAAAAGGCTGGCGGTTCTAATGTGGGAAAGTACAAGGGAGTTAAAGCTTTTGCGGGACCATCAGGTGGCGCACCAGAAGGAAGTTTCCCTATCAATACATTGAAAAGAGCTAAATCAGCATTGAAATTAGCTCATAATGCACCAAGACCATCAGGCATTAAAGCTGCTGTTTATAAAAAGTATCCTCAATTAAAACCAAAGAAATGAAGGACCTCGTTACAAAATACGTAACCCGTTTGCGTTTGCGAGTGGGTGAAGGAGAATATGAACGTCATAGGGAGCTTGTACGTCTGCTGGCAAGAAATCTTGCTATTGAAGACGTGCTTTGGGAAGAAATTCTTGTATCTATTCGGGATGTTGACGCTAGAACAGAGTTATTGCGGCAGAGAAACCAGATTGTACGGGATATTCATACTGAGTTTCGTTCTCTTAATATTGAGATACCTACTATCGTAGAACAAAAAACCGAAAACTTTATGAACTTCCTCGGAGAATTAAAAGATGATGAAACCGAAACCAGTGAAGGACGAAACAAAGAGATTGAAAGCAGCGATGACGGGGCGGAATTCTTATGATTCCCAAAATCTAGAGATATTCTTTGAAACCGTTCGAACCAATGAAAAAAAGATGGAAAAGCTCATTAGAGCATTCTGTGAAACTTATTTAGTAGATAAAGAACGACGTCCTTTAAGATTAAGACCATTACAATTGCAAATCATAGCAAAAGCTCTTACTTTTCCAGATGGAAATAAGGATAAACAACGTAAGATGGCAATTTTAGCTCCACGTGGTAGCGGAAAGTCGTGGGCGCTGTCAGTTGCAGTTGTCATTTATATGTTTTTTAAGCGTTTTCGTGACCTTGTTTTCATTATTGCACCAACAGAAGACCAAGCTGCTTTAATTTTTAACTACGTTTACAGACATTTCAAGGATAATAACTTTTTAGACAGCCTTGTGGGTAATTATAAACTTCATAATAAGCCTTATATTAAAATGAAGGCCGGAACTGTAATGCGAAGGGCTCCTGTAGCGCCTTCCAATCAGGGACAATCGATTCGAGGACAACATCCTACCTTTTTGGTTGTTGACGAAAGCCCTTTAATCGCAGATAGTGTATTCGTAGATAATGTAGAACCGTGCATTATTGCTAATAGTGCTCCATTTATCAATTTAGGGACACCTAAGACCAAAGATAACCATATGTATCAATATCTGTATGATGAAAATTACGATGATAGCTTTGAAAGATTGCAATTTACGTGGCGAGATGCCATTATCAAGGGAGAAGCATATGACCCTCCTTATGATGAAGAATCTATGTTAACTAAAATGATGGAATGGGGGGAAGAATCCCTTCATTGGCAGACTGAATATGAATGTACGTTTGTGGAAAGTATATCTAATGTATTTAGCAGTGAATCTTTAAGGAGGTGCTTTGATGACTACGAACTTTACACATTTGAACAAATTGACGAAGGAAGAGAAGTGGGTTCTAATAATACTGTTTCTGTTGACATTGGTAAATCTGTTAATAGTACTGTTATTGGTGTATGGAGAACAGAAAAATCTGACGTGGGGAACATATCGCGTCTGTTATACTTAGAAGAAATTAGCCCTAAAACAGGTGGACACGATATTCCGTATCAGCGACAGCGAATTATACAAATAGCTGACCAATTTGATGCTAAACGGATAATAATTGACGCAACGGGGATAGGAGGAGCGATAGAGCAGGAAATTCGGTTGGAATGCATTCCAAGAAGTATACATTTCTTACCTTTTATCTTTACAGGAGGTTCGAAAGGGAGTAAAAGCTATGTTTATCGTGATTATGTATCGTTTGTGCAGCAAGGCCTTGTCAAAGTTCCTAACCCTGAAAATCTTCCACCGCCGCAAGCAAAATTAGTGTGGAAATGGTATAGAGAACACGTAGATTTAGAGTATGTGATGGATGCTACTCAAAAAACAGAGAAAATTATGGCTCCATCGGGCAAGCACGATGATTATTGCGATAGCAGTGTGTTGGGGATACACGGAACCCTGTCAATGTTACCCGCAGAAGGCACTTTTAGTGGAATAAATGTAGCTAAGCGCGGTAGTAGGAATGTGCGCCGGGGGTCTTATAGTGGAGCACCCATAATTACTACCGGGCGAAGGCGGGGCACTACATTTAAAAGAGAATTACGCAATTTGTAGGACAAACTATTAATAGTAGCGCAGCTGTTATTTACAAGTGATTATCAATGGGTCTTGGCGACTGGATACAGCGTAGATTTGCCAGAGTGGGTTCAAATCCCCCTTTTAAGGAAGATAAACCTCTGGATTTCGGGGAAGGTGTTATTCGTAGATTAAAGCTACGCAGACAATGGCCCGGACGCAATTATGAACCTCATATTGGGGATAATAGGGTTTATATGAATGTATATTTAGCAGACCCCTTGGTAAGGTCTTTAATTGACCTCCCTTGTTTTTATGCAGTAAAAGACGGATATGACATTGTTACTGAAGATGAGAAACTTCGAGAAAAGACCGAAAAGATGTTTGTCGATATCAATGTAGATATGATTATCTACAGTTGGTTACGCAATGCTCGAATTTTCGGAACATCCTACTTAGAATGGACTGGTGATAATTTAGTTTTAAGGTCATCCCAGAATATGTTCGTAAAAAGAAATGAACACGGACAAATAGAATATTATTATCAAGAAGTGGGAGAGGACAAAGAGAATGTGAGATTCGCAGAGGCAGAGATTGTCGAATTAAAGAACAACCCTTTTGATGATTATGCTTACGGATTATCAGATATTCATCCCATTCTTTATCTTGTGGATTTAAAAGACTACGCAGAAAGAGATATCGCAGCAGCACTTAATAAATATGCTGTTTCTAGGTTTGACATATCGGCTGGACTACCCGATATGCCTTATGGACCAGATAAGATTAATGAAATAGTGAGTGCATTTAATTCATTGGAACCCGGTGAAGATATAATACACGGAAATGATATAGTTATTAAAGAATTAGAGGGAACTCAAAGAGCTTTTGAATATGGAAAGTACACAGATGATATACTTGACAAGATTCATATGGCTTTGAAGATACCTCGTTCAATGTGGACCAATCCTGAAGAGGCTCGTCCTATATTTGAACC